TTATCTTGGGCAGATATTATTTTCGTTCCAAGGATCAGCGAAGTGCGTTTAATGAAGGTTCTGAATGAATTTAAGAAACTCGGAAAGAAAATCGTGACCGAATGGGATGATAATCTTTTCAAAGTGTCTCCTTTAACCATGCAATACGCCGAATTTGGCACCGAAGAGCATAATTTCAAGACCGATACCGGAGAAATTCTTGAAGGCTGGAAAGATGGCAAGAATATCCAAATTGAACGCAACAAACAGACCATTGCAATGATTAAACAGTCTTTACGCGACTCGGATATGGTAATTACGACAACAGAAGACCTTGCAGAGGTTTTTAAGCCCTATAATTCGAATATCAAGGTCTGTCCGAACTCCGTAAACATCAATTTATGGAAAAAACTTCCACTTTTACCTCATCAAGGGATTCGCATGGGTTGGTTTGGCGGCGATACGCATTTCGAGGATTTTACGCTTGTTGCTCCGATCCTTAAATCATTCATGGACCAGAATCCAGCGGTTACTCTTGTGCTTTTGGGTGGTCGTTTTGATGCGACACTCAAAGGGATCGATCCTGCTCGAATCGAGCATCATAATTGGACGGACATAAATGCCTATCCATATAAGGCGTCAATTCTCGACTTGGATTTTGCGATTATTCCTCTTGTCGATAACGATTTTAACAATGGCAAATCTCCTATTAAATGGCTGGAAATGGCGGCCCTGGAAGTTCCAGCAGTTACCTCCTATGTGCGACCTTACGACAAAATGATGGATTTAGTTAAGGATAACGGTATTTTCGTGGAAGCCAATAGCATGCAAGGCTGGTGGGATTCCTTGAATCTCATGGCGAAAAACCCCGAATTACGTAAGCGGATGGGCGTGGCAGCCCGTCAAACGGTCGAGCAGTTCTATGACGCCAATAAGACCTATGAAATGTGGCTACAAGCTTTTGAAAGTGTCATGGAACGTAAGTTAGAGGTGGTTTAATGGCAGCTCCGACCCTTCCGACTCTTACAAGTCTTGTGACCGAAGGACTACGTCAAGCACGTATTTTCAGTCCTACAACCACACAATTAAATATCTATTCCTCCGAGGTCATGGAACAGCTTAAAAATAATCTCTGGCAATCGGTTAAGAACATGAAGCCATTGATGACCTTTTCGTACATGATTCTGATTCCCGGACAATCCCGCTATAGTTGTCCAACAGATTTTTCAAGTGACATGACGATGGTCATTCTGACAGGCCTTGAAACTGGAACCGTTATTTCGGGATCAGCCAATAGCCTCGTTATTCCCGGTGATATCGGGGATATTAGCCAGGATCAAACGATCGGTAAAGATCTTGTTATTACTGCCGGGTCTGCATCATCTTCCGTTTCCCAGATCATCAATGTAGTTTTTAATAATGATGGGACAACCACTTTGACGGTCTATCCAAGTTTTCAAGCGGTCCCGGATGCGACATCCTCTTTCATGATCGTCGATAACCAATATCCGGTTGAAGCGGATCATATTGCTAATTATGATCAGTTCAGATCGGCTGGCCTTGATCGTCCCCGTAAATTTTATCCGATGGGAGACGAAGATTATGACGAGTTCATTTTTGACGTGCCCCCCGATTCCACGTTCCTCTATGCAGTGCGAATGCGTTATTTCGTTAACATCATGACATTAGACCTCAATTCAACTTTGATGAGTACGCTTTACCAGAAATTCCGTGAATATTGGATCAAAGGGGTTAAAGCGCAAGCTCTGGCAGATCAGGACGATACCACGGCAAATGATGCATTCAAAGAACGGGATGGGAAGCTCCAAGAACTAATTATGAGCCAGCAATATGGAACCGATATTCACACGCTTCGACAAAATGTTCCTGATTATATGTGAGGGATAACTAATGGCCGCTATTATTGAATGTATTTCTGCAACAGGGCAAACACTTTATTCGACCATCCATGATGGGAGCGGAAATCTATGGAATGGATCGGCTTTTGAAATCTTCAATTCATCGAATTGGAGCAACTACGTTAACCCTCTAACCGAGCAAACCTCGACAGGTTATTATAAAGCGGCTTTCCCAAGCGGGATCGCTGCGGGCAAATATACGGAGGTTCTATATCAACAGGGGGGTGGATCTCCGGCAGTCGGGGACGCAGTGATCGGAAGTGGTCAGATTTATTGGAATGGAACCACCGAAGAGCAGGGTATCGCTATTGCAATCGCGGCGACTCCAGTAACACTTGCGGGCAGTCAGCCTTCAATCAATATCGGGACGGTTTCTACTGTTACCACTATTGGAACTACGGGTCTTGCAGCAATTCAGGCTCAAATTCTAGCGCTCTTAAACTCGACGGCGATTCCAGAGTTAACAGGCATTCCAGCCTCGACCCCGACGCTCTTCCAGGCCATGATGCTCCTATTTATGAGCCTACGGAATAACCATACTGCAACCAGTGGCTCAGAAAGCATTTACAACAGTGCCGGAACTTCTATTACGTCAGCTCAATTAACTGATGATGGTTCAACTTTCACGAAGGGACGATTCACCTAATGGCAATAGATTCTAGAGAAAAGCGTCGATCTTGTGTTGATTTTGCGGGTATCCGTGGAACCGGGATGCCGACAGCGATAGGAAGCATTCCAGAAGCATCGAGGGTGCATGTGTTGAATCTTTACACTGGAATTCTGCCGTCGCCTTCACCATTTTTCTTTTGGCGTAATCGAAGAATCGTTTCAACAGTTTGGACACCGAAAGCGGTTCCTTTGGATTCGAGCACGCAAACTTTCTAATGGGTTATAGCGGACAAATATTTAGAATGCCCCTCATTGATACCGGATTCCGAGATGATCGGAATGTCGAACTATTGCCACCGACGGCATTACTGACGCCATCTGCGAACCTCAATTATCATGAAAATGGTCTTTCTAAACGCGGAGGAACGACGATCAAAGTAGCAGGAGCAGGTTTTTCAGGACAAGGGATATTCCAGTTTTACACGCCATCGGTTCAGCGCCTTGTCTTTGCGGCTAATGGAAACGTCTACAACACAAACTATAGCACTGTCATCCATAGTGGAATGTCCACGCAGAACTTCGTGAGTTTTTGTCAGACCTCAAAATATGCATTTTGGGCTGATGGGCAGACCAACCCACAATATTGGGATGGTTCTGCTTCCAGTTCATCTAATGTAACCCCAGCGGCTTCATGGACTGGAAATATGCCTATTCAGATGGTGAATCATACCCGAGCAGGGTCTGGCGCAGGCGATAGGCTTTGGGCTGTTACACCTGATTCTTTATGGTATTCAGATTTGAACAATCCTACAGATTTTCTCAATGGAGTAGCCGGTCAACTTCCGATAGATTCTATCGGTGGACTTGTAGGAGCTTACGACTTAGGGGGACAGCTATTTGCTTTCTCTCGAACTCAGACGTTCTTGATTCAAGATACGGACCCGACCTTAACCAATTGGGGCTATGTAAACGCGCTATGGGAAGGTGGTGTAGCAAGTTGGCGTCTCCTTGAAAAGGCTCGCAATAATCTCTTTTTCATGGCCGAGGATGGATTGATTTATGATCTTTCTGGCGTTCTGACCACCGGAGCCTATAACGCTGCGCCTCTCAATCGCCCTGCCTTTGTTGACAAGTTTATTCGTGACAACGTCAACCTAGGGAACATCCAGAATTTCCATGTTGCTTATGACCGGAAACTTCGTGCCCTTAAATTCTTCATGCAGGAAGGCGGCTCAACCAACAACATCGCTTTGACCTACTTCATCGATAAAGAGCCGACGAGCGCATGGATCATTCATAACAACCTTTCTTATTCATCCGGTTATAACGCGATGTGTAGCGCGGAAGTCCGTGTTTCGGCAGGAGACTATCAGATCTGGACGATGGACAGTAGCGGAAATATCTGGGGCTTGGAACAAACTTCTCGAGATGACAATGGAAATGCTTATTCAGTTAATATCACGACAAAGGCTCAGGATATGAATATTCCCAGAAACAGCAAGCATTTCTACGCGATTGCTTTGCGTGGACAGGCTTCAGGGACGGTCAATTTCACATTCTACCCATTCGTTGAAGGGCAACCATTACAGAGCCAGACATTTCAACTGATGGGAACAGGGGCCACATTCGATTCAGCGACTTTCGATAGTTCGACATTTGCAACAGATCTTGTAACGACCTCTCCGGTCAATCTTGGCTACTATGGACGCGATCTTCAATTGCAGATCATCAATAATGCGGTAGGCGAAGACTTCTTTTTATCGGAGATTCTTTACATGGTGAAACCCTTGGGGATTAAGGTAGCCGCATGATTCCTTTTACTTTCGATTACGTGATTCCTGGTGACGTTTTCCCTGACGAAACCGTGCTATGTATGCGGTGCGGAACGCAGATTATGGGTATTTCCTACATTGAAATGCCAAAAATAAACGATCCAAAACAAATGGTGAATGTCGCTCATAAGAAGAGGTTCTTTAACTATCGGATTATGCCGGTTGTGCTTTCAAGAGGTGGTAAAAAGGGTATCACATTTGTTTTGTCATGCCAAGATTGTCTTAAAGAAATTGTACCCGAAGATAATTCTTCTCAGATTGTAAATCAAATCGTTAAGGCAATGGAAGCTGAAGCCAAATGGGCTGGGATGCCAGAAGCCTCTATCGAAGGGATTCGAAACCAATATGCGGATGCAAAGATTTTGCGTAAGTTAGCGCCACAAGAGGTTATGGAAAACAGAATTTTGGAGGATGCCTAAATGGGAGCCCAGTTTACAATTCCACTTGTGACCGTCATTCCGGGTCAATTGATTGCTTCATCTCTTTGGAATAATGAATTTAATAATATCAACACCAATTTTGTTCCCGCTGGCATGGATAGCTATTCCGATACGGATGCTCAAATGCAAATCCAAACCAATCCTTTCCCTGGGGGTGTCACAAGCCATGCGACGAGCTTGGGCGGCGAGATTGAGCGACTCCGATTCCAACTGGCCTTAGCTTTCGGCACGACCTATTGGTATTACAATCCAGCGATAGGAACGCCCACGTTCAGTTCTCTAACCGCCCAGACCATTACGGCTAATGGAGCGGCCCCCGTTTTCGTGGTTTCATTGAGTGGTACGCCGCAAGCTCAATTCGGGGTTAATTCTAATGATACGGTGATTTATTTCGGCGGCATTATTGGTCGTCTCTTATTCAATATCATCAACACTTCAACGACCGTATTTTCTATATCACCGACTGCCGCGAATTTTGATGTTCCATTGGCAATGAACTCGAACAAAATCACAGGACTCACTCAGGGAAGTAATGCGGCAGATGCGATCTGTTATCCCGTTACGAATGCCCAGATGCAACCTAATACGATTACGGCTGTGACTCTCGGAGCCATTGCTGGAAGTGGAATGGGCGGTGGGAGTGGTTCCAATCTAACAGTGAATGTTGATGGTGCTACTTTGGATATTAATGGGAGTAATCATGTCGAAGTCAAAGCCGGAGGAATTGGCTTAACCCAATTATCAGCAGCCGCTACGCCGACTCTTACAACGGGCCACGTAGGAACTGCTTCAGGATCTACTCCTCAATCAGTTAGTGCTTCAGGGCGCGGACGAGTAGCCTACATATTATTCAATATAACTCTTTCAACAAGTGCCCCTTGGTCTGTCGTATTAGACGGGACGACCAAGGCTTCTGGAACGCTTCCTAGTTCCGGAACCCGCTACGTCGGGATGGATGGAAGTTTAAATACAAGCTATACACCATTTGAATTAGATTTCACTAGTTCTATGTTAGTGTCCGTTCCATCAGCGGCCACGGTTGCAATCACGGTGGGGTATATGACTCCATGACAAAGATCTTCGATGATGGAATTCTCGAAGTCATTCTGTATCCAAGCAAATGGGTCTTTGTTCGTTGGATTCAGAATAAACATGGCCGATTACAAAAGACTTTGATCAAGGACCTCATGGAAACAGAGCAAAAGATTTGGGCGAATAAATGGCATGGATGGTTTACGCTGAGCGAAGAACATCATAAGGATTTCCATAAGCTCTTAACCAAGTTCGGAGCGGTTCCTCGAGAAGTGAAAGATGGTATGCAATGGTTCATTAAACCGTTGCTTAAAGAAGGAGATCTCCATGTGCGGTAGTGCCCCTTCAGCTCCACAATTGCCTCAATATCCAGGGATGACGCCTAGTGAAACAAATATTACTGGTCAACAGGCCGGAGCTTTATCGACTCAACAGAACATGATCCAAGGGGTTTCTGGTCAGCTTGGGAACAACCAGAGTATTTTGCAACAGATCTCTGGGCTCTTTAACTCGGACGGAACTGTTAACCAAAACGCGGTGACTCAATTACAACAATTAGCGGGCTCTAGCACATCCGCGGCAGGTGCAGCTGGTACGCAAGCCTTAACAGGTTTACAGGGCACGAATAGCGCGTTAGGAGCTACTCAGAGCGCCTATACGAACGCTTTACAGAATGGTGCACCAGCCAATCAACAGATTCAGTTCCAGCAGACTCAGAACTTTAATGCCATGAAGGAACAAGCTGCTCAGCAGGGTATCCAGATCAATGGCGATAATTGGGCTAATGCGACTTCTAGTTCTACCGCTGGTCAGAAGTTATTGCAGAACATGCAGCAAAATAACAATATTCAGAACCAGAATTATAATCTTGGATATGTGGGTCAATTGTCGGGGAATATGGGGCAACTCGCCTCTACTGGCGCGACTCAGGCCAATACTGGAACAAGTCTAGGAGCTTATTCTCAGCAGACTCCATTGAATTATCTTGGTCAGTCGATTACCGGAGGACAATCAGCTTTAAGTCCCCTTCTTTCATCTTATCAACAGAATTTGTCAACGGCTTATCAACCTCAATATCTCCAACAAATTGGCCCTTATCAACAACAAATGGCTCAAGCTCAAGGCAACTATCAGGGAGCCATGGGTCAATATAATGCTGGTCAAAGTCAGCTTTATGGCGGTATTGGACTTGGATTGCAAGCTATTGGAACTGGCGCGAGCGCATATAGCGCGTTCATGTAATAGGAGATGATTTAAATGGCTGATTTACCGATGGCGCAAATTCCAAACTTTTCTTTAGGGGCGACTCCTAATCCCGCTCCTCAAGCGATGGCAATTCAAGGGGCGCAAGGAGCTTCACAGGCTTTTCAAGGTATTCAGGCTTTAAATCAACAAAAGCAATTACAGCAAGCCCAAATTCAGCAGATGCAAGTACAGCAGAATTTAGCTGTAGTAGATTCTCTTACAAAGAATGGGATTGAATATCCTTCTTTGATGAAATCATTCTGGCCAGCGATAGCAAATTCGATGAATAAGATCAGTCCTGATTATGGACTTGATCCAAATACCCCACCGGACGATTTAGGCGGTGCATTTAAGTTCCTTTCCACGACTAACGATGCTTTAAGTGCTGGCGTAATTACGCCTCAGCAGGCGCATACGGTCGTCAAACAAAATCTGCAAGATTTGAAACCATCGGCAGTTCCATCGGGAGCCGTCGGAGAAAATGACCAGGCTGCTCCGACACAAAGTCCCCCTTCTCTGCCAGGTCAGCAGGAATACCAGCAGAAATTCAATCAACTTGCCAGCATGGGGCCAATGATGGCAAAAGAAGGTCTTCCATTATTAGAAGCGACTCCGGCAGCTCAGCAATATAAATCAGCCCTTGAACAGCAAAGAGCGTCTGCTCAGACGCAGCAGACGCATACGCTTCAATTGAAGCAAGACATGATGAATCAATTACAGACTCACTCGGATACCTTTAAACAGGTGGCTTCTAACTTCAATGTGGCAACAAATCTTTTGAGCAATGCGCGTCCAGCAGATCAAGCTGCAAGCCCAGAAGAGGCATTACAGCTTGCAGCGCAAGAAAAGACTGCGATGGGGCCAATGATGCAGATGCTTTATCCTGAAACTGGACGACCTGGAAATCCTCAGTTCATGGAACATATCGAGAAGACCGGCGATTGGTCTACTCTTGGAGAACAAGCAATTAAACGCGTCTTTGTTGATGGACAGGCCCTAACCGGATCTCAGCTCAAAGCGTTTAGAACAGATCTTTATAAGATCTATCAATCCAGAGAACAAGATCATAGCCAACTTGAAAATAGTTTCGCTGCTACAGCTCAAGCCAACGGAATCGATCCATCCCAGATAGTTTCAATTTCAAATCCTCGCCCGCAAAATGTAGTTAGCACTTCTAAATTTTATCCTGCACAAGGGACCCAACAATCTCCTTTGATTGGTCAGATAACAAAAGGACGTGAAGGAAAAAGCTATCAGTTCCTGGGTGGCAATTCGAGAAATCCAGATAATTGGATAAGTGCGGAATCTAATGAGTAATGAAGTTTTAGATCCTTGGGAAACAGCTTCGGAAGTCGCGCCTGCGGCTCCTATTGTTCAGAATCAACAAGAATTAGATCCATGGGAGCAAGCAGCGGGCCCGATGAATCCATCGCAAACTTCAGCATCAAATTTCCCTGAACCACAAGTTTCTGATAATCCTCCGGCCGGATCGGAGATTCCAATAGAACAAAAGATGGCAGAGAATGCAGTGACGGCAGGAAGTGGGATGCAAGCCACTTTGGGAGCTGGCACACTTGCTACTAAAGCGATGGATTTATTTAAGCATGTCCCGGATTTACTTGATGCGGGTATTCGTCCCAGTACTTTAAAAAGGATGGTTCCTCAGGGAATTAATCCCGATGATTTTGCGAAAACATTACAGAATTCTTTGAATCAAGACAACGCCATCGGATCGAATCCAGCAGAAACATGGACGCAGATGTTCAATAACACCAACAAGGCCGGGAAATCCGTGGCAGCTGCTCGCGATGCAATCGCTCAAGCAGCTGGTCCTCAGGCATTAAATGTAAACGCTCAAACAGCATTAGAGCCAATTTATAACGCATGGAAAAATGAAGTGGATGCGATTGTACCTGATAATAAAACAATTTCTACTTTTGGGAAATACTATGAAGGACTTTCAAATATTGCTCAGAATCAGGGTGGCAATTTAACCCTCGATAATATTCATCAATTTCTTCAGGAAATTGGTCCAAGAACTCATGCGGGGACGGATGCGATGCAAGATATTTATTCAAAACTTTATTCGGTTGGCATGAACGCTCAGGATGGAATGGTTAACACCATAGCGAATCAGGCCAATAATCCAGCACTCGCGCAAAATCTTAAAGATGCCAACTCAGCATATTCTACCTATATGCGACTAATGCCAGATGTAACTGCAAACACCACGAAAGAAGCTCTTAAAGAAGGGATGTCTGCTTTTCAGAAATATGGAGGTCCAACGATATTGAAAACAGCGTTTGGGACAGGAACTGGTTTGACTGGTAGCGAGTTACTAAAAAAGCTGTATGAAATCGTCTCCGGTACAGGAGAATGATTTATGGCAAAATGAATTTCATAAAATTTAATCCGAATGCAACTATGGATATGAATATTACAGCCATGATTCCGAAACCAAAAGCCATGATACAGCCTCTGGCAAATGATGCGAATGGGTTCGTATATTTATATTGCATTTTCTCCACCTATTTATTGGACATGCTTCCACGCGATTCTATTGATAATATTCGCCACCATTTTTTTATCAATACCAAATTTTTTAGCAAGAGCATGATATCCGAAAATGCGCGAACCAAATATATGAATAGATCTGATTTCTTTAATTTGATCTGGTGTCAATTTTCTGCCTTTTCCATATGGATTGCATCGGCCTTTTCTGCACATATCATAATTATTGTCGGCTTGTGTTCCAAGAAAAAGATGTTCAGGATTGGAGCATGGAGGGTTATCGCATTTATGGAGCACTTGCATTCCCTTTGGAATAGGGCCATTATGAATTTCCCAAGAAATCCTATGGGCATACATATTCGATCCCATGCTTCCGTACCCTCTGGTAAGTGCACCGGACCATTCCCAGCAAGTATCAGTCTTTTTGACAAATCTCCAAAATCGAATATGGGGAGAAACTGCGAAACCTTGAGGACGACCGACGGGACGTTTTTTGATAAGATTAATTTGCATTGGAAGCTAACTCCTTTCAGTGCCATGCCTCAGGTGGCTCAAACCACGCTGGGGCTTTTTACTCTCTAAAGTATAACATACAGGAGGACTTATGCAAAGCGGAAAAATTGTTATTAAAAAGGTTACTAATGGAACTATTATGTCGGTAATAACTAAATGGCAAGATACTTCCTACTATCAAGTTGGGGAATTTAATGATTATGTTCAAGAAGTTCACTAAAGGAGAAAAAATCAATGGATAAACCACTCAAGAAAATACCAACCCCTCAAGGACCAGTTGCTGGAGAGCCACCAAAACCGTCATGGGGACCACCGATTTCCTATGCGACAGGAGGTCTTGCAGGTTTGACCTATAATCCACAGGGATCAGGCCAGGAACATGATCCGTTTTTCGCTGAAGTCGCACCCGGTGTAGCAAACTCGGGAAATCTTAAATATGAGTATGGCCCCGACGGCGATCATTGGAGACCCATCGAACCACCAATGAACCTCAAGGGTGATTAAGATGAAATATAATCCCTTTAATTTAAAAAAACTAAACTAGGAGGAACTATGCCATTTAAGTACTCGAATCAGAAAGAAGCTATTGTAGAAGGTCGTGGAGGTGGCCGTGGACTTCCTTTGACCGATGCTGAAGTGATGAAACGTCAATCCGAGGAATTGCTTGACGAAGGCAAGGAATTAGATGATATCGGTGGATGGGGTGATGATAACGGAGCCAAACCCGTAACAATTATGAACGATACGACGGGTTTCCATCACGGACGTGGACCCGGTCGGGGACACGGCCCAGACACCAAGTAAAACGCTCATAAAGCGGCCAAGCGGGGCCGATAGGAGTCAGTATGATTAAACGCCTCGCTAAGGCTGTAGGACTCATTTTAGGGCTATCCTTGCCATGTCTGGCAGGGCCTTCTACGCCTCCGGCGGGGAATTACATTACCAATATAAGCACTTCTGCCAGTCGTCAGGTTTTAAGTGTTTCTAGCGGGACTTTTAACAATATAACGATCACGGGCACTTGTACGGGTTCCGGGTGCGGTACGGGTGGCGGGGGTGGTGGCGGTGTGGGTGGAACCATTACAGCCTCTCCTAATTTTAATGTCGGTTACTACTCTGCGGTAAGTTCAACTCAGACGATCAGCGGAAATTCCAGTTTTCAATTTATTCCGTCTTCCGGAGTAGTTGCCTCAACTGCTACGGTTAATGGAAAAGTAGTTATCTCTAGTTCTTTAGTTAATGGAGATGTTACAAATCTTCCGTTAACAATCCAAAATTCCCATATAGGCGCAGGAGATTGGTATACGGGAATAAACTATCTAAATGGTGCCCTGGGGCAATCTGCCTATCAGATGGGATACCATGGCGGCAATAGCCCGACTGGGTTCTTCTGGGCAAATAACGGAACTATTGATGCGAGATTATCGACCACCCCGCTTGCTGCCGCTGGGGGCATGTGTACTGACTCTAATCTAACAATGACGACCAATTGCAATAGTGCGCAAGTGACGCTTTCTAGTGTTACTGTTTCGAGTGTCGCTTTTAATGGTGCTGGAAACCTATCTTTTACCAATACGACAAATCCAAGTACCTATCAGGTTGTCGGATCAAGCACAAACGCGGCAGTGGCTTCGTATGCAATATTTTCTACTAGTTGGACGATTGTCCCTGGACCGACTCCAGGCGGCGGGGGTGGGACTCCGGCGGGGAATGCTTTCGATGTCCAGATGTCTAGCAACAACGGGACATCCTTCGCTGGTTATGACAATTTCCAAAATAACGGAAGTACAATTACCATGTCCAGTGTAGGGAATTTTTCTTTAATCAACGTCTCTACCGTTGCTTATTCCAATACATTTGTCACGGTTATAAGCTCGTTGCCCACTAGCCAGATATTTAATGCTTCTCAGAATTATGCCAACATGACGGACATCGAGTGGACGACGGCCATTCAGAACACGAATACCCAGGCATCCTCCGATTTCAATTTCTTTGAGAACACATCCGGAAGCGTCAGTTCTCTAGCTGATGGTATCGCTACTTATAGCTTTGCTCGGGACATTCCTGGAGCTAATGGCAACCTTCAAGGGACAGAATCGCGTGTCCTGGGGCAAGGACAGGCCCCTTTCTACGAAGCCCAAAAGTCACTCGCTCAATGGATAGCAAGTGCAGGGACCAAAGGGACAAGCTCCGAGATTGTAGGCCATGAATTTCAAATTATCATTGCTAGTAATGATACTGTAACCCCAATTTCGACGGGAACAGTAATCGGTATCCTGGAAGATAAGTGGACCGGAAGCGGTGCGCCGAATCAATCGTGGTCTATGTATCTGGCATCGACTCAACCCTACTTCATTGATGGTCAAATTGGAATAGGAACTGCGGGCCCTACTGCCCCGTTAACCATCGCTTCATCTACGGGACCTACAAACGCTATTCTAGTTTCAACGATGAGCACTTTGGATATCAGTCCTACAGCATCCCAACAGATTATGGCTCTTTCGAATACTGGGGTATTGTCTCTTTCTCAACTTCCTAGCGGTCAATGCGTTCAAACGGGTTCCGGCGGAGCTTTAACTGTCACGGGCTCGGCTTGTGGATCAGGAGGAGGATCGACGTTAACAACCTCTTCGAATACATGGAGTGGAAACAATCAATTTAATTCAACCACTACGTTTATGGCTGCCGTGGCTAATATTGATACGAACGCCGACCAGTTCATGGCCTATTTTGCTACCACTTCATTTGTCGGGCCCGGTGCTTCATCGGGTGTTTATATTTCGACCGCCGGAACGCTCGACCTGGGAACCACGAGCCAATATTCCTTGATCAATCTAAGCGGATCAAACGGATTTGGGTCCGTTGATGGCATCAACTTTGGAGATATTAAAGCCAATCTTTACCGGAACGCAGCGGGTCAATTGAAAACAGATGTTTCTCAATTAAATGTAGGATCAACAGGAATTGGAAGTACAGGATCAATTGCATGCAATTCGAATCTTGCTTGCACTCTCCAAGGAACTCTTGGTGCGACAGCAGGGTATAACGTTGCGCTTAATGGGACTAATGATGTTGCGCCTTCAGGGGTAAATAGTGGAGAAGTTCAAATAAATGGGACGTATTCTCCTACCGCCACCGGCGGCGGCACATTCAATTTCCTAGGCGTCAATTCAACACTCAATCAAACTTCAGCTGCCAATCAAGTTGCTAGAGGAATATATTTATATCCAACTCTAACAAAGGTTTTCGATTATCGGAACCTTGAGACTTCGTCAACGATAGTCCAGATGTCGTCGGTATCTGTTATCACGAACGCTTACAATGTGAAAATTAATCCGCTCTCATACGATCTTAAAAGTTCTGTGATTTCTTCGTCTGTCATTACGGCGGCCAGCCTTGATATTGAAGGACCTCCAACTGGCGTTGCGGGATCAACCAATATTACGGTCACGACTGGCTATGGTCTTAACATTACCTCGGGAACCGCTCCGGCTAGTAATGTGACAACTGCCATCGGTCTTAATGTGGTTCAGCCATCGGGAGCTACGACAGCGAATCTTGCACTTAATGTTGTAGGAAGTGCAACCATTTCAGGCATAACAACTCTTAGCACAATGACGGTGACGGGAACGCAAACGTTTAATAATCAACAATTCGTCAATTACACTTACAGTGGTGCCGGCGCGCCTGCTGGTACGATTGCTTCGGCCAGCGGTCAGACGATTAATATCGCCGTGACGAGCAATACCGTCGATAATGCGACTTTCGGTGCCTGCAACATTAATGATACGAGTTCTCCGTGGGGTGGCCAGGGAGGTCATGTCCCTTGTGTTCTATCTTTAATTATTGATACTCCGAATGGGCACATCAGTTCTATCGGTGTCGAAGGGCGCGGAAATTGGGAAGGCGGCGGCTGGCAATCGGTCGGTGTTCAGGGCCATGCCACCCACTACGATTACCAAGTGGCTCAATCCACTACCTGGCTTATTGGTCTTGATTCCCAGGTAGAAGTAATTTCAACCGCTTCAGCGGGAGCGTTTGAATCTTCGGGAACAGTCACGGGGCTTGTGGTTCGACGAATCAATGGAAGCGGATCTCCTCAACAATCGTTCTCCTCTTGGTTCATGGATACAAATCCTAATCTATTCGATGGTGACTTAGCGGTAGGCCCTTTCGGTTTTGTTCCATTTGGAGTGTCTGCATCTGGGCTCATTCCATCGACAAGCACCCTTGCGGGATTCCAAGTCTCTGCAACTCAGGGTGCAGGACTGACAGGAGGAGCCATCATTAAAGTCGGGGGTTATCCGACCGCTGGGAATTTCGGCGTTCCTATTGTGGTTTATCACGTTCGCCTCGACACTCAAACGGCTACGCTTGGAAATACTACGATATTCACACCAAACGATTCTTCGACAGGAACCTATCGAACAACTTTTGTGTTCAATGACACAACCGCCAGCGGTTCGGGAACTGTTGCTCCAACAATGGCCTGGACCGATATTAGTCAAGCGGAAACATGGACCGGATCAACGTTTGGCCTTGGAACGTTAGGATCGAATGGACAACAAAACACTTTCATTGCAGTTCGTAATGTACCAATCAAAGTAGGATATAGCGTTACAGGTATCGGGGGAGCTTCATTTTCAGTGGATATAACTGTGGAGAGGTTAAACTAATGAAAAAGATTCTATTTTTCTTTATGAGTCTTCCAATGTTAGCGAGTGCTGGCACCGTTACATTTTCAGGAAGTCCCTTAGCGAGTATTACGATCTCAACAGGGATTCCTGTAGTTGGAGCTGGAGGCACTTACACTTATAACCAAGAGACTTCTTGTAACGCGAACACTTTTACAAACACATGCGCTTTCGGGGGCGGCAATATTACAGCCCATAGCTTGTTGATTGTGGGATGCGTTCTCGGGGCACCCTCTGGGACAATGGTTGTTTCAGACAATAAAGGCAATACCTATTTCCCTGTTCAAGGATCAACCCAAGCCGTGACAAGCCAGGTCGAAGGGATGTTCTATACCCTGAATGCTATAGCCGGAGCAACTTCTGTGACTTGTCTAGATAGTGCTTCGGGTGCGACTTACGATCAAGTTTCAGAAGTCGAATATTTTACGCCCTCGGGAGGAACTTACGATACGGGAAGCGGTACTACTGGTTCTTCATCAGCGATTACATGCGGAACAGCAAACACGAGCGTGAGCAATGAATTTGTGGCCGCGTTTTCTCTGGCAAATTCTGCGGCGACAGGTCAGTCGGGGACTCTTCGTTTAAATTACGTGAACAATGCCTATGTCATGGAACAAGATACGACTGTCGGTTCTCCGAGTTCTTATGGTTCGACGTTTACGCAAACCTCCGGAAATTTCGCTTGTCAGCAGGCTATGTTTAAATGAAATGGCTACTTCTTGGTTTACTATTCATAGCCTCACCAGTATTTGCCTTAACAGATCCGCTTAGCTCTCAATTCCAGCCTGTCATAGACACAAATTCAGCCGACTACAATACAGCACTTGGGACCATCACCATTACCGATTCTCTTTATAAGGTTTGGCAAAGTTCAGTAGCTCCTGGTACTCAGAAATGGATACAAATTTATCTGATGCAAAATGAAATTCAGAGTTTTCAGGTTCACGTTACTCCTACCAATAATCTTCCAAACCTAACCGTTTCTGTGAGTAGTCTCACGAATGCCCAGACAGGCACCGTTATATCCTCCGCAACGACCGATATTGTGGTTTACCGTGAATATTACCTGAACATTTCTACACCCACCGCTTATAGCACGACCACGTATCAAGGGGGAGCGCGGGCGATGATGCCCGATCCATTAATTCCAGCCAAGGACCCCTATTACAACCAAACGACTAACGCTTTCCCTGTCGCTGTTACGGCTGGTAATACTCAGAGTTCTTGGGTCGATATCCATATTCCAAGCTCTGCACCCTCTGGCTATTATTCTGGGCATGTCTATGTTTCAAGCGGATCGACGCTTATTTCCGATATGCCTGTTGTATTTGCAGTCTGGGCGTGGTTAATGCCTTCTACAGCATCCTTTGCCACTGTAGGGGCAGGCTTTGGCTATAACGGGATGTGTGATATCTCTTATGGCGGGACAGCCAATTGTGGGACCTATCCAGGGGCAAGCGGTTCCGCTGATACAGCCAATACGCTTCAATGGATCGATGGGGCTGTGCAGATGCTTGATAACCGATGGACGATAGACGAAGTATCAAACATCTACCCAGAATCAGGAAGTTTTGCTACCTATAATCAATTTATTGGTCCCTTAATGAATGGAACGACCGCGAATACGAAAACCATTCTCCCAGGGGCCGCTCTTACAAAAAACTATCTCAACAATATCTCTTTCACGTCATCGGAATGGCAGAATTACGCTTCTTCTTTTACAAATAGCGGATGGTTCCCAAGACTGTTTTTTTATCTAGTGGATGAGCCCTCCTCGGGACAATGGGCGGCAGTCATCGCGAGCGGGACATCCACACGCACTTTCTCTACTCCCATAATTCCGAATCTTGTAACAACCGATTTAACGACCGCGCAAGCCCATAATGGTCAAGGGATCATCGACTGGATTACGCCCATTATTGAGAATGTTGAATATCCCGGGACGCTTCCGAATACACGAGCTTCTTATGATTCATATCTAGCGACAAGTTCGGGTCCTGTTCGTCTTATTGGGAGTTACCAAGATTGTGAATCGGCTGGAACATGTTCAAATGGCACCATCGGACCTGCGAATACTCCAAGATTTCCAAACCGCCATGTAGACGGAACTCCTGTCGCCAATCGCGCCTTTGAGACATGGGCCTATTTAAACCGAATGAACTTTGAGCTTTACTTTGCGGTCGATCTTCTTGATACGACCGGGAATCCCTGGAACTCTGTTTATGCTTTCGGTTGTAACGGGGATGGAACGCTGATGTATCCCTCTTCATCAACTTACGTGACGACTTCCGGGGGTACGCCTATTTGGGTGCCGAGCATGAGGATCAAGTATTTCCGTGACGGTGAACAGGATTATGAATATGAAAAGCATTTAAATGATGTGGGTCAAGGAACGCTTGTATCAACCCAGATCGCTTCGTGGATGACAAACGGATACACATTCAATAACAGTCCCGCAGGTATCGAAGCGGCGCGGATTGCAATGGGGACAGCGATTCATCAGTTAACCTATCCATCGGGGGGCGGAGGGTCTAATTCGGGCTCTTTTTCTGGATCTGGGAAATTTTCAGGAGGTGGGACAATTCAATGATGCATCACGAGCGGGAAGACGATTATGGGATGCCCGTATCCTTTAAAGTCATAGCCGCATTTATTAATCGAATTGGATTCCCAATATTCGCTTTCTGCGTCATGACCTATATCTGCTTTTGGACATTAGCCAAAAATACAGAAGCATTAAATCAAAATACTCTCGTGTTACAATCACTTAAACAACTCATGGAGCAACAACACGTGGAGAACCAGCACGGCTGAAAATAAATGTCCCTATTGCGGTGGGAGGCTTGAGCAATGGCCTTTGCAAATTGGTTTCTTTTGTACGGGATGCGGTCAAGAATTTAAAAGAGTGGCGCATAGGATGGAGCTGGAACTTCGCCTATTCGGGGGATCATGAAACAGGAGGACTCAAAATGGGAGAACTTAACTATTTCACCGAACAAGAGGTCGCAGGTCTTAAAGACCCACTCCCCGCCATGCTTGAAAAAGCCCGTGAGTTGGCGGGAGTTCCCATTATTCTTACCTTTACTACCGGGGGCCAACACTGTACCGACTCCACCCACTATAAAGGTTTGGCTGTCGATATTGGACTTGGTCATCTGGCTGAAGGTTTTGAACGAGATACGGAACGCTGGGCTATTATGAAAGGGCTATTCGGGGCCGGATTCCAGCGCATTGAAGTATGTCCACTCCACCTTCATGCAGACATCGGGGCACCCCCGGACTATGTATCACCGACGTGCTGGATTGGCACAGACTCGTGAAAAATGTCAGATCTCGAGAGGTGTATTTGTGGGCATCCTAAATCAGATCATTTCGCTTATCACAAAACAGCCGATTTCTGTGTACCCATTGATCCGGTGGTTGTTAATTGTGGGTGCATTCGGTTTCGTCTCTCCCGATATTCACGCTTTCTCGCAAATACAGCTAAGTACAGGAACGCCGGAAACGGTCGAACAACAACTAATTCAGGCGGTAACGACTCAGTTTAATGTGAACTTGGTGGTTAATCCATTCTTCCCTGATACTTACAATATGACGCTCTTTGGAACCAATCCAAACTATAACCCTCCTATTACGACTACGGATCTTCTACAAAATCTCGTGACGGTTGATAGCTATACGTATGTATATGGTTGGGCCGATGGAACGAGCTATGCTCGTGCACAAGATGCGGCGGCGGCAGGACTTTTATATAGTGCCTGTACAAGCACCATGACGTTTGCGGTTCCTCCTCCGAATGTTTCAACAACAAGCTGGGTCGTTCCTGAGATTTCTTCAGTGACTTGCCAATTTGTTGTGGACTATATTTCAGATTGTATCTGGGGAATTATCGACTCGACTCCAACAGTAGTCCCCGGAAATTGGCAATGAGGTGGTTTATGGAAAACTTCACGTTTAATTATTTTGAAAAGAGAGTAAAATTCATTGAAGACATACTAATCGAGATCCAAAAGGAGATACAAGCCATGGCTATTAGCCAAACGCAGTTCGATACAGACCTAGCGACACTCGGAACCGACCTCACGGCACTTCTTGCCCTAGTCAATCAGTTGATTGCAAAGCAAGGGGGAACTCCGGTTGATTTGACGACCGAAGATACAGGCGTCAATTCAATGGATGCGTCCGTTAAAACTGCCATTACAGCAGCGACAGCGGCCCTAGGAACCACGCCGGCTTAATGAGCTGGCAGACCGTCCACAACGTCATAACCGCTACAACAGGCATATTCACAAGCCTGGTCATCACGATAGCCCACGGAGAAGAGATCTTCGATAAACTCACTCGCGCCCTAGGCGTAAAGGAGTTTATCGAGCATCGTCTCCATGAAAGGAGAAAGAAAATGGGAGTATTTGCCGACATTGAACTAGCCTTAGCGGCGGCGAGCGAGCTTCGAGAAGCGTTGCCGGACCTCGTTCAGGCCATTACAGACCTAAAACAGGCCTATGCAGATAAAAGTAACCCGTCCCAGGCCCTAAAAGACCTGGATGCGGCCTTGACCGCTGTAAGCCCTTTGGTAGACCAGATCATTGCCCTGGTACCACCGAAGACTGCAACCCCTGTAGTTGCACCGACGCCGACAACTGTTACACCGCCAGCAGCTTCTTAAACTTCGTTTAAGTAGTTAACCGCTCATTAAGCGATAAGCCCTTATCCTTTAATTAGGATAGGGGCTTTTTATTTTGTTGAAAGATTTCTCTTGACTACCACATCATGATGTGGTAAACTTGAGCTATGAAAAACAATCTTTCGACGGTGAAATGTAAACGATGTAAGCATCAATGGCTACCCAGAGTTACAAATCCGGCTAAATGTCCTCGGTGCCAGAAATACGATTGGAATAAGGAGGTCATTTCCAATGCCAAATAGACGCTGTCTTCAGTGTGGTGTTCTTTTAAAACGTAAGAATGAAAGTTCTCTTTGTAGCGTTGACTGTACGGAGATTTTCGATGCCATCATGGAAGCAGAGCAAAGGTTAGCATCCAATGGATGAAAAATTGAAGTCGGAAATCATTACTTCGATCAGACTTTATATTCAGTCGGTTGATAATCTGATGCAAAAACGTTACGGAGGTCGTCCGGCAAGCATGGCCTATGCGCGGCCTTTGATGGTTAGGATCGGTGCAGTTATTAAGGCTGCTGAAGACGAGCTTACGAACCACTACCTTAAGAAATATGGCTATGAACGACGAAAATCCAAACGTGTGGGAGGAGTCCGATGAACTCATACAACTGGTTCAAAGAAGAACAAGATCGTCGAAAACGTGCTCGAATGGAACGCTTAAACCTCTTCGAGAAGATTCTGGTATGGAGTGCGCTTTGTAGCTTTGGTTTTGTCGCAATAGCGCAAGCGTCCATGCTCGTTATGAAACTCGCAAAACATTGGGGGCACTAATGCTTAACTACGAAACGGTTTACGATAAATGCTCGGAATGTTCCGTCGATGATCCGAGACAATATGAAGGAATCAAGGAATACGCGAATCATCTCTTGCAAGAGCATCAATACGACTATCGAGAAGCGTTGGCCTGGGCAACAGAATGGGCTGATGAGATAATGGACGAAGAAATGCAGATGTACATGCCAACCAAGAGGCTTGAACCATGAAACCTTACGACATGAACAGCATTCCTAATATTTTTTATCGGTCATGGCGACTGGCCGTTCATATGGCCCAGATCGAAGACGATCCATTCCAAAAAGAAGCGCAATCGCGTTTAGCTTGTTTGGCTCAGTCTCAATATATGATCGCTTCAGTTTTAGAAACTATGGAGGAAAAGAAAAATGGAAAAAACGATTGAACCAAAGAAAGAGTTAGTCAACGGAAACACGGGAGAAATAATTTCTTCGGGGCCTTCCACTCAAGAGATCGTCGAGAAGGTGAAAGCCTTCTTGAATACAGAAGGTAAGAATAAATTATTCTTCGGAAAAGACGATAAAGCGAAACGGTACCCGGAATACGAGGATTGGCAATATATCGGTAGCTTTTATGGATGTACTGCTAAGACTTTTGAAGCTCAATTTGTGGAGGTCGATGGTCATAAAGGCTTTAAGGCCAAAAGTCAAATTCTTAAAGATGGCGAGGAAATAGGACGAGCGGAAGCCTATTGTTTGGATGATGAAAGCATGTGGCGTAATAAACCACTGTTTCAGCTTGCGTCGATGGCTCAAACGCGCTCGGCGGCTAAGGCTTATGCGAACCTATTTCGACCCATTGCAAGACTTGCAGGGGTAGAAGGAACGCCCTACGAAGATCTTACGGAAGAAATGAAGGCCCCCAGACCTCTTGATGTCATCTTTAAGACACCTAAACCTATTAATGAGGCTAAGACTCTTGAAGATGAGTTTGGGCCTATTCCTGACGAAATAGACGCGGCTGAAGAGATATTGGACGAGGAGACGCTAGAAACTCCGATCCCAGAACATCCGAAGGCTAATCCGAAGAAACTGGCTCCTGTAGAACCCAGGGGGACGATCAGCGATAAACAATGCAAACTCCTATATGCAAAATGTAAGGCCGCGAATATCCCCGACAATGCCTTCAAAGGAGTTATGAAAACTCGATATAACGTTACCGATACACGCTCTCTTCCATGGCAAGCGGTTAATGATCTCGTCGAATGGATTGACGCTTTCGGAACACTTGGATGAGACGCAAATCAACGGAGTACCTAAACAATGCGTTACTCTCAGAAATGGTTGGAAACATTCAAGCGATTCGAGAACTGAATAATCGTAATGCCGAGATTGTGAGCGAAATCAAAGTCGAAGCGCATCGAGCGAAATTAAATACACAGGCTACTATTAACATGGGTGGTCCACAACAGCATGGATAAAAATGACGCCGATCGCCTAGCCCAGATCCGTAGACAGTCCGAGCTATGGATAGCCATGAAACCGGAAGCGTGGCATTGGGACACACCATATCTTTTAAGGGAACTTGACGCAGCAAAGGCAGAAGCTAATTTATGGCGAGTTTTGTTTGAAGAATATGAACGTCTTGTTAATCGACAAGGGGGATAAAGAATGGAACTGACAAAAGAATTTCTTAAAGAAAAAAATGCTTGTTCAGAAGGAATAGTTTGGTTTATGAACCAAAAAGAAACCAATTCTATTAAAGTTCTTAAAAAACTTATTAAAGAAAACCAATCGGACTGGGCGAATTGGCTTATCGTTCGCGTTATGACAAGACCTCAGTATTTAGCTTATGCGATCTTCGCGGCTGAACAAGTAATTGAAATGTTTGAGAAGAAATATCCAGAGGATAAGCGACCGCGAAAGGCAATTGAGGCGGCAAAGACCGTTCTAGCGAATGACACGGAAGGGAATAGAAACGCCGCCTACGACGCCTACGCCGCCGCCGCCTACGCCGCCGCCGCCGCCTACGCCGCCGCCGCCGCCGCCGCCTACGCCGCCGCCGCCGCCGCCTACGCCGACGCCGCCTACGCCGCCGCCGCCGCCGCCTACGCCGACGCCGCCTACGCCGCCGCCGCCGCCGCCAAAAAAGAAATGCAGCTTCGTATCCTAAATTATGGTCTTAATATGTTGATAAAAGACCAAAAGGTTAAATCGAAATGAAATTCACAGATGAAGATTTACAACAATTGAAAAGTGTCAGTAATGTACTCAGAGGATTCAATCATCACATAGAACATGAAACTCTTATGTCTCTCGTCCATCGTCTTAAGATGGCTGAGAAAATCGCAGAGCTTAACCATGACTGTGAACCACCGGAAAACGAATTGCCGTCCATCCTTGCACTTCGTGGGATTGCGCCAGATGCGACTGGCAATTTGAAATCGGAAGATTTTGTAAGAAGGCTCCGGGATGCCGAACGTTAAGCCGATTTACTACTGGGATTCTTCCGTCTTCATTGCATGGCGCAAATCAAAAGGTGAATTATGACCCCCAACAACCTGCCGGAATGGGTTGACAATTTAAGAGAATCCGCTTCTCCTAATTGGAAGCCGTCTACAGGAAAACTGATAGATGCACTCAGCATTGCTATTGAGGCGTTGGATTATTATTACGACGTATGGGGTGAAGATTATGAAAGAGCAAAAGAAGCTTTAGAACGAATTGAAAATCTAGGGAAGGAAAAATAGCTACGGGGTGCGGCGTGGACGGTGACACGCTTTGGTCTGACTGATAGAAAATGGCGAGGGCATCAGCCACGATGGTGTAGCCATTAAGCGTATCAGCAGGTGGCAGCAGGTTCAATTCCTGCCGCCCCGAACAATTTGAGCGCGTGGAGCGAATATCAAAAGGAGATATAAAAATGAGCCATAGATTCAGTTACGTGAAATACAACGACAGATCAACCGAAGTGCAGGCGAAGTTTAAAGAATTGTTCGAAGCAATAGAAACATTTGCAGACCAATCGTTATCTTCTGGACGCTATAAGTCATTGCTAATGACGGCTCTCGAAGAAGCGTATATGTGGACTGGTAAATCCATTCGTGACGAACAAATGTTACCGATGGCAGAAGCTGAAAAATTGGCTTGCGAACAACCGTCGAGAAATAAAGAATAAATTCCGACCACGCGCTCATTAATTATGAATAGATGGTGGTGTCTTAATTGTCTCAAATGGTTTAAGACTAAGCGCGAATGGACTAAGCATATTCCATGTCCTTTCCGCGCTCACTAAATCTCAGAAAGGAAGGGTGAGGATTAAATGAGAATCGGGAAACACAGTCTTCAATTGTTATTTTGGCCTAGGGCGCGATTCATTAAATATGGGTGGTGGCCCGACGATACTCGACGTGTATTGTGGTTTCTAATTCTCTGGCCTTTGGAATTTAGGTATATGAGGTTTGATAAATGACCGACAACAGAGGTGAGGATTAAATGGATAAACGAGATTACGACAAAGAAATAGAAGCCCTAGTCTTTGAAAGAGACAGCAGAATAATGTCCGAATCATTGGCGGGTAAACTCGCTATTCTTATCCATGACCATTCTTGCGGATATAACCATACGGATGGATGCGGCTGGATGTATGAGATGAAAAATGGACTGCATGATTGGAATCACGGAGAGGCGCATTATCCATATCTTGAAAAAGCGAGAAAAGCTATTGAGGAAAGCGAAACATTGAGGACTATTAAATGACCGACAACAGAGCGAAGACGGCGGAGCAGATAGCAAAAGAAATAGCCGAGGTCCATTGCGAATTTCCACACAAAGGAGATTTCTGCGCGATGCGTGATGACATTACCGCAGCTCTCGAAACGTATGCGAGGGAGAAGGTGGAGGAAGCAGAGGAAAGGGCATTGGCGAAAACTTATAGCCAAGGATTTTTAGATGTAAGACGAGAAGCTCACGCCGAAGGATATGAAGCAGCTCGCAAAGATTTGGCCGCTATTCATAGTGCTAAATGGTCCAAAGAAGATTATTCAAAAGGCTTCAAGGATGCGATAGAGAAGGCGGCGAAGATTAAATGTTGCGATTGTGATTTAGAGATTTCAGGATCTATTCTGTCTCTGCTCAACGATCAGGGGAAAGAGGAAAAGCGATGACCGAGTTTGACTGGCAAAATGCCCTTATCGAGTTAACGTATGACCGCGACCGCTGGAAAATGCTGGCAAAAAGGTTAAAAGATTCGGCTGATAAAGTTTTAAACGCTTGTGATGCTAGAGCCTATGTGAAAGGTCCAACACCGAGAGATATTGCTTTACAGAATCTTTCGAATATTCTTGCTCTATTCGAGGAGGAAACAAAGAATGACAAATCCAAATGATCCGATTAATCCGCTAGAAACAGATATGAGCAAAGACGCTATTCATATCGGCCTCACGAAGAGGGAGTATTTTGCGGCGATGGCGATGCAAGGAATATTAAGCGGTTTTCATACTTTGCAACCTGAAAATGAATCTCAAGCTTTTAAAATGGCTAGCGTTCTCCAGGGAATAGCAAATATGGCAGTCAGAAGAGCGGATGATTTAATCCAAGCTCTTAATGAGCAGCGGAAAGAGGAAAGGAAATGAAAATGGACACGCTCATGATCCTCTCATTTGGCCTGATTATGTTTTCAGTTATCGTTGATAAACTCGATGCCATTATTAAACTTCTACAGGCACTCCAATGAAAAAGTTTAAGGCGGTTAAGAATTATCAATCATATGATCGGCAATGGGAAGTGCTTGAATTCATTGACGGTGATTACAATCTTTCTAACGCTAGGTTTTACGGCCCCAACGCTCGACGCTATGCTCAGCTTCATGCAAAGAAGCTCAATGAGAAAGAGGAGGGGAAAAAATGACAAGCGATTTAATAAATGAAATTGTTTGCTATAGGTTATTACTAAATGATTTTCAAAGGTTATCTGAAATCAAAGATCTTAAATTAGTGAGCGGGGACTCAAGTTTTTCATTTTTTGGATCTGTAAACGCCGGAAAGATTTCTCAGGCACTCAGCTTCTTTATGAGAGAACGAAAAGAAATCATTTGACAAAAAATGACCCACAAACAAATGATGGTGAGATGGTTTTTGGAGTTGACAAACCCTTACATATGTTCCATCATTTAGGCGATGAGCATAGACCAAAATCCAACGGACCTATTTTCCTCCGTAGCGGCGCGGTCGATGCTCATCACACCTGCCTACTGCCCTACGGAGGATCTTATTTAAATGAGCAAATTGCCATACATGCAGTTTTACCCTTCAGACTTTCTGATGGATTCGCAGACGCTTACGATGGAGCAACGCGGGGCATGGATAACATTGATATGTTACATATGGATGAACTCCAAAAATGGAACTGTTGTGCTTTCTAACCAAGCCATAACAACCCTTTGGAATATGGAATTAGACCAAGCAATGGCACTCCTTTGTCTATTCTGGGATCGTAAACTTTTTGATATGAAGCGAGAGGTTCCAGAAGATGAAATTGAACAAGAAGATATGGAAAAAATATTCAATATTATTACTAGTAGAAGAATATCAAGAGATAAGAAACAACTTAAAAATCAATCCGAAAGACAGAAGAGATTCTACCACAAACATAACTCATCGAATAACGCAGAACCTAACGCAAACCTAACGCATAAGAAGTTAGATGTTAGAAGTCAGAAGTTAGATATAACTACAACACCTTCCACAGGGGTTGTTTTGGCTTCGCCATACCAACGTCCGGACAAGGCAACGGACCCTAACGGCTGGCTGGTAATGCACTACAAAGAGTCCACAGGGGTGGGGTGGGACGACCGGGAGTGGGACAAACGGTTTTGGGCACGCTGGGCGCAACAGGCCAAGGTGATACTGGATGCCATGGGGGAGGTGGACCGTGCAATTAGCTTTCTTGATTACCACGCCAAGGAGTTTGCCAGTTCGAAGATTAAATGGACGCTTAGGACGATTGCCGATAAGGCAGTCGTTTGGGCCGCTAAAGAGAGGCGCAAAAATGACCCCACAAGTCGGACGCGGTTTCTTGTCGCTCATGCTGAGCGCGGATCAGATACGGACGGCAGTGGACTTCGAGAAACAGTTCCCGTGGGGCCGATACTTGATGCCCTTCGAGATCGCCAAGAAGCTAAAGATCAAAATCGAGAAAACGATCACTGATGTTCAGGAAGGGGCTATGCAGGACACATGGATTGAATTCTGTAAGGCGAACGACTTAGATCAATTGACGATGATAGGCGATCACGATATAGCGGAAAAGTGGATGTATTTTGCATCGAGTAAATATCAAGAGCCTTTACCTCCAGTTTCGAACAATTGGCAGGATCAATGACCTATTCATTTGTGATCCCTGGAAAACCAATCGTTCAGCAAAGACCCCGCAAGTCCAAACAAGGGCATTTCTATGATCCGAGCGCAAAAGAGAAGAAAGAGCTTGGCCGGCAGCTCTGGCTTGCCCGTTCAGAGAACGGTAAGGGGGTTTTAACGGGCGATCTTAAACTTTATGTGTCTTTCTATGGTTGCGGGGGAAAATGCGACCTGGACAATCTAATTAAGGCTTTTAGCGATGCGGCAAACGGGATACTTTGGGAGGATGACAGGCAGATTGTGAGGATTTACGCGCAAATGGTACGGAAAGATCCGCAGCCGAGAACTCATGCGATTGTGAGATTAGCGTGAGAATCATGCTTTGGAGTTTCTTGGGATTTTGTGGGTTCTTCGGTTTTTGGTTTACGCTCGGGCTGATAATTGAGGTTTGGATGACTTGGAGGAATAATCGATGAAATGGCTTGCATTTGGTGTAGGGATTATTGCCCTTGGAGCGACATTGGGAATGCTTCAAATGGTCTATCCATTTTAGGAGAAGAAACTATGGATACGGTGATTGTGATTGTCGCGTTTATCGGGATGGTGGGTATGGGTATTTTGGGAAGTTCAATCGTCATGAGGAGGGATAAATGAGTTTACTAAGCGTAGTGTTGACGTTGATTGTGGTCGGCGTACTTCTGTGGCTTGTGAACAGTTACATTCCGATGGATGCGAAAATCAAGAATATTCTTAACATTGTGGTGGTGATTGCGGTGGTGTTGTGGTTGCTTTCAGCATTCGGAGTCCTCGGACGCATGGATCGAATCCACGTCTGATGCCATGGTGGGTGGTGGTTGCCATGATCATTATCGGGTGGCTGATTCAGCAGAGTGCTAAATGAGAGAGCAGCATTCCTGTGCCAAAGAGATTCATCCGTTATGGTTATGGGCGGAGTTGATGTGTTTTTTTAGGAGAAATCCCTTTGAACGACTTCGGCACTATCGAAAAGAAGATCTGGAAAGACCCAGGAACGTGGATAGTATTTCTGGTGCTTTTATTTGTGTACGCTCTGATGTCTTTAGGGGCGTTGGAGGTTTCGACGAACAAGGATGGAAGAATCGTCTTTATTGTGAAGAAGACGACCTCTGCAAACGCATCCGAGATCAAGGCCACAAGCTTACCTACCTCCCCATCGGGCGCAGCGTGCATATCGGAGGGGAATCCTCCAAGCGAATGCATCCCATAAAACGAAGACACATGGAAATTGATAGCCAGCTCTATTACGCCCAGAAGCATTGGAATCCGTTAACGGCGTGGATCATGCGGTTAACGGCTGGTGTGATGTTTCCATTGTGGGCGACGTATCAGATGATTCGAGGGAGGAATTGATGGAAAATGTAAGCAAAAGAGTTTATGAAGAACTTAGGAAACATCCATTAAATATACCGCAGTTATATTCTATTTTGAAGATTGGAGAAAGCGAAATTCGTGATGCGTTGGGGCAGCTCTATGAACAAGACAAGATCTATATTCGTCCTGGGATGGAGTTTGATCAATTGATACAGCGTTATGAAGTGGTTTACGAAGCACAATGATCCGTGGAGAGGAATGTTGGGATTGATTTTATTTTTATTGGCGACTTATTTATATGCGGAAAAGAAGTTAGGGGGCCATCCAACCGCTGCGGCGGATACAGATGCTTCGCATTGTGCGATTGATGAGGAAAGGTATATACAAATTTCGACAGCGGTTTGTGAATGGAATGGCAAAGAATGGGTGGCGAGATGAAACGAGTGTTTCGGAGGTTTTTTGTTAAATGGAAATACCGATTCGATATGGGCTATCAGTTTATGGCGCTGTTAAACTTGATCTTGCTGAGTATCACGTCGTCCAACCATTTGAAGAATCTCTTGCATATGGCCAATACCTATTTCGTTGTGGGCCTGACGATTGCTTTTGGGTTTGTGGGCGTGTTTGGTCTGGGATGGTTTCTCGATCGAGGAATCCGGTACATGGAAGCTTACAATGATGAAGCGATGAGTCGTAATCCGCAATGGGATTTGATGATGGAAAAAATGGACCGGATACTCGAATCGAAGGAGGAGTAATGGCACTGACGACGATTATCGCGATAACGATTGGAGTTGTTTTTGTGGGCAGTGCTATTGGGATCATTTGGTTTATTGGGATGAGTCACAAGACACCTCCGGAAGAAAAGCCTAATGGGTTTGAGGAATGATGGAAGCTAAAGAATGCAAAAAATGTGGAAAGACAATGCTGATTTCATTATGGAATAAGCATTACTGGCAATGTGGGATTAAGCGTTCGGGTCGGCCCAAAGGCGTCAAAGCGACCCGCGACGCAGTTAAGCGCGTTGTGGGAACAATGAATAGAAAATTCAAATCAAAGGAGCCATTAATGAGACGACCGTTTATACCGTGGGTCACTATGGCATTAGTTTATGTGGTGAGTTGGGTGAGTGGGACGCATTTACAGCAGGTGAAATGTGCTGATAGTGAAGCCAAAGACATCATTTGTGGTAAAGCGGTGGATACGCGAGCGGAAAATCAGTATCGAACGAAAGATGAAGCCAAAGGAGCTTATGATTTTGCAATGAAGCAAGGATATAAAGGGGTTAAAATGGATGAAAGGCCGAATCCATGACTCTCTGGATGTTAACGAAAGCCATCTTTATAGCGCAGACAATGTTCTTTGGATTCTGGTTTATTATTGTAATGATCCTTGCTGCGATGTTCGGTGAGTTTCATAAAGATCGGTGATGGAGCAATATGATTTCTTCTGGTTTTGGATCTTTTGCATCCTGATCGTTTCAATCATTGCGCTCAGGAAATGAAGAAAGATCATTACGAGTTGCATGGCGCTAATCACCGAGTTAAACTCAAGATTATCAAGATCCACAAAGGACAAGGACGCAGTAAGGATGGAATTGAACGCAGCTTAAATGCGATCTTTGGAACGCCCAAGAAAAATAAATAATCCGTCGATATCAGTGAAATGCTGATGGCAAACATCCGCGATTGACTGATTGACAAACTTGTAGGATAAAAGGCCTAATTTGAAAGGGGATTATGGGGATAGGCGTTGACTCTTATAAATCTCCTCTTGCGCTTCCACATCCGCGCAATTGCCTTTGACTCACCTTTCATTTAATACTTGACATTCTCCAGTTTTGAACCCATACTTAGCGCGTGCCTATTACCCTAGAGCGCACTCCTGAAGAAATTCAAATACTAGCCAAAGTCCTTTTCGATACCGGACACTCTATTGGACAAGTCAAGAAACGCACAGGACTTTCTAATGATACAGCTATCGCAATCAAACGCAAAAACGACTATTCAGCGTCAATGCTTGAGGAATTTAAACGTAGATTACCGTTTAAGTCGTATCGTTGGGCTGATGATGTACTTGATATTATCACGGTGGATGAAGTAAAAAAGGCCCCTCTCACAGCCAAAGTGATGTTATACGGTGTTGCCATCGATAAAGCACGTGATATGGAAGGCTCAAATAGACCTATATTTAACATTGTTTCAGTAGTTAATGACTGCAATAAGACGCTTGGAAAGCTCAACGAACAAATGGGTCTTATAGCCCAGGCAAAGGCCAGTAGATCAATTGTAGTGACTTAATATGAAATATAACAGTGCTTATCGGAAGTAGATTGTTGAAGTGATTGATTATCAATGACTATCAAGATGCCCTTTAGGCCTATGTTATCACCCTCCGCTGATCCATCGCCAGCCAGCCGAGAGGGAACTGAGGCTCTCACCGAGAGATATCTCGCTTTGAGGGGCCGGGTAGGGGGAGGGGAGGGCCACGTTTCAGGGTTGGCTACTACCCATACCTCTCCGTTACCGCTAGAAACAAAAAGAGTTATTTCTTCTATGAAATCATATCGAAATAACAAGCTAAAAGAAGCTACTGATCTTTATGAATGTGAATTTCTCCAACCGAAAAAAACAAAAAGAATCATTATGGATGGAATTATCGACTCAAAAGAATGGAATAAACAATTTGAAGATTCTACTCCCATCCATATCAAAAAAGGAAAATTAACAAAAATAACTAAAGTAGTTGATTTAACGCATCTTTGTGGATGTGACACGTTTGAGGAATATCATACGATTGGGATTTGTGATGCTGTGAAGCGGGGGAAATGATGGCTAAAGTGAAGCGGATTTGGTCAGATGAACAGAAGCAAGCGGCAGCCGACCGGATGCGTGAATTTCAGAAGGCTCGCTGGGCGAAGATCCACGCATTACAAGCCGAGACCTTAGCTAAAGAAGCTGCGCTGAATAATGCGGGAATTGCTTCTGCGCTTGAGGTTCATCAGCAGATGGAACGAGGCGTTACTACGACGGTGACGATGGACCCCCCGGCTGAAGTTCATTTTGAAATGAACAATGATCCGATTAATGTGCCTGTGGTTCATCCGGTACGTATGGGGAGTCGTCAGGTGTCGCTTGTGGTGCGCAATGACGGGCAGATGGTCAGTCAGTTCGGGCCATGCGTTTGTGGGGCAGTAAAGCGGCAATGGCATGCGATTTGTTTGAAGGAGAAAGGCGATCATGGGCGAAAATAAGGTGCTGGAAGGGTCTACGTTTTTCAAGGTTCCGGCGGCTGCTGTTAAAGCTCCGGAGGTTAAGGTTCCCGTCGTGGCGTCGGTTCATGCTCCCGGGAAATGCCCGACATGCGGTCGGGACAAGGTGAACTCCTAATAATAGGTAGGGGATTGAAGCGGAGAGGATTGAACAATCAAAATGCGTAAAATAACGAACGTTTTCGGGGCGGCTTTGGCCGCTCTATTTTTATGTGCTATATCTCATGCGGAGGCGGGTCGCGTCGTCAAAGATGAGATCATGAAGTTCAATCCGATTGCCGTGTATGGGACCACGGTATCGTTCAGAACCGAAGGGTTCAACAATATGTCGGCTGAGATTGTGGCAACAAGCGCGACGGTGGCCAATGGAACTTTTACCGACGGAATTCCATCTAGCGGCATTATTACGGTGAATTCGTTCGCGGCGTTGTCCTCTGCGACGGCGAGCGGAAAAATCACGGTGACGACCAACGCCAACACCTCCACGGCGACGATTTCGGGCGGCGGTCTTGGACTTGGGAACTTCTCGATTTCAAACCCCGCTCAATGGACAACGGACCCTGTCTCCTCTTCCGGGACGGCTTGTTCGATTGCAAGTGCCCTAAATACCTATACGATGATTATTGCCACCTGTACCTGGGGTCAAGCGAGCGGTGTCGTGTTTACGACCGCGCCCTATTATGGTTCATCCTGGAATGCTTTCAATATCTTCGCTTCGACGCCCGCTTTAACGATTACGACCCAGTTGGCCGGTGGCCAGGATAATCAGTCCTTAACGATTAATGGCACCACGCTTCTGGCTAATCGAGACTTCTTTCCCCTGACAAGTAATACCGTTACCGGCCATTCCATCGCTACGGCGATTATCAAATCAAGCATGACGACAAACGTCACGGCAGGCGACTCCGCGGGCGTAATCTCGACTTCAGCGACGATTGTCGGCGCTATCGGCAACAGTTATACCGTCGCCTCTTCCAGCAATGCCGCTTTGACGCTCGGTCCTCCTTCAGCGATTACGACTCAACCCATGGCCACCGGAACCATGTTCGGAGGAGCCAATGTGGCGTATACGCTCAACACGTCCACAATTGCCTTAACAGGAAGCGCCTTTTCAACGGGCCTGCAAGTGGTTTATTCCACAAGTTCCGGCGTCACGATTACGCCTCTTGTTTATGGAACGACTTATTTTGCCATTGCGATTCCAGCCAATTCGGCCAGCGCGTCCATTATGCTGTCATTGACATCGACGGGCGCGATCGCCGGTCTTCCGATTGTCTTGACCTCGTCCGCCACAGCCTCGGGCGGCGATAGCTTCAAACTGTCTCCCGAAGCGATTACAGGGACTCCCGGCGTTCAGTGGGTGGTTTCTAACGACAATACGAATTGGGTGCCCTTTACGACAACGCCCTACAACATCGCTATCCCCAGTGTTTCATATGGAACATTCTTCGCCAGCGGTACGTTAAATACGTTTGATTTCGGGACCATGGACTATATCTACCTAGGACTCAACTATAAAGCTCCGACCACCGGCGGCATGAACATTGTCGCGCATTTGGGAGGCAAAGACTAAATGCCCCTCATTGAAGGCAAATCCGAAAAATCGTTCCACAAGAATATTAAGGAAATGGTGGAGGCCGGGCACCCGGTCAAACAAGCGGTCGCCGTGGCCTATAAACAGAAGCGCATCGCGGAGGCAAAAAAATGATTCCTCAAAAAGGACCTGTAGGAAAACCATCGCCGGGTTCCAAATTAACCAAACCTGAGCCCCAAGAGCAATATGAATCCTATGGCGATCACAAGGATTTATGTACCTATGATATCGCTCCCATTGAATCGTTAAAGGCTCTTGAGGGCGATCATACGCCGGACAATTCAGCGATTACGCACGGAATTAAAGTCTCAAAACCGAATTATGGTAAGTCGGAAGGACGCGGAAACGGAGGCGTAGGACTATGATTCCCAAAAAACGTGAAGAGTATCAGGAGAATGAAGGAGCGGGACGACCCTTTGAAATGAATCCACGGTACCCGATTGAAAAGAATGATATGGAACGCCAAAAACCCTTGATTATCAATCTGGCCGATTTGAATGGCCAGAGTGAAGCCAAAGGAATGCCGAAGAACTTTTTCCGAAAAGCAGGGCGCACCTTGCAATCGTTCACAAAGTATTGGACCCAGGACGAAGAGGCTTTTGACGTCGAGTGAACCTGCCCACCGTTCAACCCACGGCAGGCCATAAGCGCAAATCGCGCAAGCTCGCGAAAGATCCTTTTAGCATGACGGACGCGGAACTCGAAAAATTCGAGCAAGAAACGATTGAGATGTATAAGGAAGTGGAACAGAAGCGAGCCATTTTAAAAGATACCGATCCTTTCTGGTTCTATGAACCCACCCGTAATGAGGTCAACGATGAACAGCGGACCTTCCTCCGAGAGTTCTTGCACCCCGAAGATATCCCTCAAAGGCTCGACGCCGCCGTGGACGTTCACGCTTGCGATGCAAATATTATCGGAGTCTCAGGAGGAAATCAATCGTCTAAAACGACAACTTGCACGATTGAAGATCTCATTAAGGCGACACGCGCTATCCCGCCGTCCCTCAAAGGCATCTACCCGGAATCGAAACTCCCGAAGAAAAAAGTAAACCGCATCCGAATCATCTGTGAAGATTACCAGAACGGGATTTTAAAGCATAACTTGCCGAACTTGATGCGCTGGACTCCCAAGGCTTATTTGATCGATGGCCGTTGGGAAAAGTCCTGGTCGGCCGAGAAGATGCAGCTCACGTTGATCCATCCTGAAGAAAAATCCATTTGCGCCACCATCGAACTGATGACGAACAATGCCGAAGTCGGGACCTTTCAAGGACCGCCCATTGACCGCGTCCGGTTTGATGAAGAGCCACGAGAGGATATCTTCGATGAGAACCTCCTGCGATTTGTCACCTCCGACCACCTCGATATTGCCTTCGGCATGACCCCGACGAACGGCCTTTCCTGGGTGTATGACCGCCTTTGGAACAAGGACGCGATCCAAGGAAACAATTCGATACGTTGGTTTCAGCTTTGTTCGATCTCGAACCCTAAGGCAAACTTGAACACGCTCAGAGAGATTTGCAAAAACATTAAACGATACGATGAACTAAGAATGCGGTTATTGGGCGAATGGATTTCGCTATCGGGGCTCATTTATGGTGCGTATTTCAAAAGGCGCGTCCACGTCATCGCGCCGGAAAAGCTCGGACTCTCTAAGGGCCAGTATCTCGATTGCTCCTGCGCGTCGGCCCGTTTGGGTGATCTATCTATCGATATCGCTGATATGTCACATAGCGCTGATTGCCCTTTTTTATCGTATGTAGCGTTTTTAGGGCTTGATCCCCATGAAGTCAAAGCCACGGCAGCCGTCGTGGTTTGTGTTGACCGGGACGAAACCGTTTTTGTTGACCGATGCTATAAAGGTGACAAGACTTTAAAAGAGGTGAAACGTGAAATTAACGGGATTCTCAGGCCGTACCGTTATGGGTTCGGGAAATGTGATCCACACGCAGACTCGGATCGTACCGCGTTTGACAATATCAATGCGTGGAAGATCCTCACGCATGGCGAAAACCCGATTCCAGGCTTACGAAAGGCGGATTCATATAAAGGTTCAATATTGGCTGGCGTTGATATTATCAAACAGCTCCTTGCGGGACGAGACGAATTACACCCACGCCTCATGGTCGTAGACCGGCCTGAAAATCAAGAATTGATCCATTCGTTCAGAACGCTTCAGCGTGAAACATTCGCTAATGAAGATTCGAGAGGCCCAAAGGATGCTATCGCCGAAGGAAAACACGATCACCACGCGGCTTTACGCTATATCTTGCAATCGCCACTTCACTATTATCCACATGAAAATACGACAAAAGAAGCATTTGAATTTGCGGATATGGCGGCAGGTTTCTAATGGCTGATATTTCAGTAACATTTCCAGCCGATGCTCAAATGGAGTATATCGGTAAACCGGGGACCGAAGAAGAGGAATTGGTCCGACGCGGAATCGATGTAATCCGTATGAGTCGCAATATTCGCAATCTTGTTGAATTTGAATGGGCGAAAGACAATGACGCCTATGATGCGAAGTTTGATAAAAAAGAAATGGCGCATTCTGAATTCCTAGGAGTTCCGCGTCTATTCATTCCAAAGACTTATGCGCAAACACAACGCATGATGGAAGAATGTCTTGAACAATGGTTTTTTGATGTTGAAGAATTTGCCTCGATTCGTTCATGGAAAAGTGTTTCACGTGAAACATTAGATATCGTCAAAGCTCTTATTAACTATCGCCTCAACGACCATCCGATCCAGTCCTATCAGGAGGTCTATGAATTTTGCCAAGACGGTATCAAAAACAAGGTTGGTATTTTCAAAGTATACCCCCGCTTTAAGGTGGTCAAAGGTAAGGGCAAGAAGTTCATGGTGGACGAGAACGGCAACGAAATCGAGCCCCCTGACCCTGATAATCTCGAAGAAATGATCCAGTTCTTCTCGCCGATTGTGGAATGTGTTCCTTATGAAGATATTTTCATCCACTTTGAGGCAAGCTGGAAAGACTATTGGAAGTATCCGATTGTTCACCGGGTCAAGCGCACGCGCGATTATTGCAAGAAACGCGGTTATAAAAATGTCGATTTGATCCCTTGGGCTGGCACGTTCCCCGGAACCGATTTAATCAAGATGCAACGTTCGCTCAATCAAGGTTCGCCCTTCTCTGGGGCTCCCGAAGATATTGAAGACTTGCAAGCGATTTGGCTTTATGAGGTCTGGGATTTACAGCCTGGGAAATACAAATATCTTGAATCCGGGTCTTTTGTTCTAGGGGGATCAGCAGAGCGTCCCATGGCTCTTCTGAGAGGATGGGTCGATAATGAGCTTCCATATCGTTTTGATCCTACTGAGCCTATTCGTCCTCCTTTTGTTATTGGGACGGCTTTTCCGGAATCCCACACGATGTATGGGAAATCGTTCCCAGGTGTTACCCGAGACATGCAAAAAGAAACCAACGCCAGAATCAACCAAGAACGTGAAGCGGTTGCCCGAGCGTTACGACCCCCCACCCTCGTAAACCGTAATTCCAATATTGATTTGATGGCTTTAATGATCCGTAAGATCGGCGGTGTCGTTCAGGGGAACGACGTTTCTGAAGAATCCGTCAGAGAGATGGAAATCTCTAACCCTGTGGGAGTTTCACTTCCTGCCCAGCAGAGAATTGACCAACTTTATACGGAAATTTCTTCCATTGGGCCCACTGAAGTGGGGGCCCAGCAAGTCGGATCAGCGGATGATTCCGCGACCGCTTCTGCAACGCAATCGACCAATGCGAATAAAAAGATGAACATGGTGATTCGCAATCTCACGCAGACGGGACTTATTCCGATGCTCCGGCTTTTGCTCCGGCTTGAACAGGAATATGAATCGGATGCATTCATCGAGATGGTCACGGGGAGGGTACTCGGATGGAAGTTCGTAAAAGACAACAACGGCAATCACGTCGGACCGCCTCCCACCGTCGTGATTCAGGGCGATTTCGACCTGAGCGCAAATATCGGATCAAACAAGCAGAACCAATTAGCTCAATTGAAAACCATTACGGAATTGGGGAATCAGGCCAATGGAGCGATGGTGCAAGCCCTTCAAGTGGGAGCTGTCAAGGCTCAGGATGTCAAATTGTTTAATCCGATGTGGGCCTTTAAACAGATGTCAAAACTTCTGGGCCAGAAGAATATCGAAGAGATGCAATTGCCGGCCATGCAACCGCCACCCCCTCAACAAGGGAAAGGGCAGGGATCGCCAACGGGAGTATCGGGACCCATGACTCCGGCTCAGATGAACATTTTAGCGCCTTCATGAAAAAGCCCACCTTCTTGATTCAGGGCATGGACTGGACTCCGGCGAGTGCCGGAATTCGTGCTTTGCATAAACTTTGCGAGATGCTTCGAGAGGAAGGCGAAGAAGCTTGTCTATCTCCATGCAAACTCAAAGATGGGTCTCAGGCAAAGATTTCAGATATGGTTGCCATAGATGAGTATCCACGGATTCTTATTATGCCTGAGATCTTTGGGGGTATTCATGAATGGGCAGAATTGACCGTGCGATGGCTTTTGAATCTACCAGGCAAAGTCAGTGAAAACCGTATAGATACATGGGGGAATAACGACCTTTTGGCTCATTTCGACGAACGATTTAGGCTTAACGATTCGATCCCTTTGGCGGTTCCGCATGTCGATAGGAGCACTTTCAATAACGAAAAGAACCCGGATAACAAAAAGCGCGTGATCGATTGTTTTTATGCGAAAAAGGCTCTAGTCGCCGGTGAAGATCGCAAGATCCCTGCCTATGCAATTGATGTTTCTCCGGACGCTGGAATTGTTCCGATTGGAGATTCCAAAAAACTGGCTTCGTTGTTTAGACGGACGGAAACATTTTACACGATGGAAGATACGGCAACATCCATTGAGGCGGCTCTTTGTGGGGCCAAAGTGGAATATATCGCAAGCCAATATATGCCCCATCCTCCTCCCATTAAAGATTTGTCTATCTGGTATACGAATCTAGAGAAACGCTCAAAAAAAGAAGTCATTAATTTTATTGAAGTTTGTTATATGAGACTTGGATTAAAGCGGGATTTGTGTGCAGCCTAAATCAACAGAGGATCGAGAACTTGAAGGATTGTTGCTTCAGCGTGCCCAGCAAGCTCAGGGATGGCAGCAGATTATTACCAATGACCAGGACTTGGAAAAGTGGGTGTCTGATGGACACTGGGATTATCTGCGAAGAAAGATCCTTGATGAGATTGAACGCGAAGCCTTCCGGACCATTAAAAATCCGGCGTTCGATCCGTCCGACTATTCGCAAGTCGCACAGTTCAAAGCACTTTGTCAGACTATCGATTTGATTGAAGCAAGAATCAAAGGTCGCATCAACGCGGTCGCCCAAGCGCGAACGCTATTGAATGACCTAGAGAGAGCTACCCAAAAGGAGGGCGCTTAATATGCCAACAAAGATCAAAGATCAAGCCACCGCGACGCAAGCGGCGCTAAGTCTTAACAAGGCCGTTGAAGTCTCAGCAACCGGTGAACCAATTACGCCAGCGGATAAGTCTACGTCTGAAAAGCTATTTCCGGAGTTTGTTACGGATGATGGTGGGATCATCAACCGTCCGGTAAAAGCTTATGAAGACAAGGCGAAAGCGCTGCCTGTATCGGAAACACCGTTGACGAGTCCTCAAGACCAGAAGCCTCCGACTGCTGCACCTACCGCCCCGACCTATCTCAAAGTAGAAGAGCTGGCCGGAAAGATGGTGAAATTGAAAGTGGATGGAATCGAACAAGACGTGCCAGCAGAATCACTCATCAAGACGACTCAACTGGAACGCTCCCTAAACGCTCGATTGATGGAACTTGCCTCTGAACGGAAACGCCTGGAAGATGAACGTGCGGATATGCAACGTAAAATGACTGCGCCCATCCCAGAACCTCCTAAAAAGCAAGATCCTCAAAACAAGAAATCAGCGGAGGTGGAAGCCTTGGAAGCTCGACTAGCCCAGATGGAAGGTTTTCTTGCTCAACAGCAAGAGACTTTACGTCCGGCTATTCAAGAGGCTGGAATCAAGCGCGTTGACAAGATGGTCAAAGAACGGATTGGAGCCGATGATTTTCCTTCCTATTTTGACCGAGTCAAGCAAAGTGCGCTTGAAGAAATGTCTAAACCTGAGAATATCAATAATCCCCAGGCTAGACAGTTTCTCGATTCGGATGCTTTCTATTTCAATAAATATCAGGAATTGAAACTCCGAGACGTTCTATCAAATCCTCCGAGGCCACAAGTGCAAGGGAATGTACCTGCTCTGGTAACGCAATCGGGCGCACCCGTCGTAGTGACCAATCAGGGCCGACCCGTGAGCATTCCGAATATGGAGAGTTCTGGCGGCGTTCCAAGTCGGGTCAACAATGAGGGTGAATCTTCAGCGAGGGCGCAAGTCCTTTTTGATGCTGCACGTCGTGAAGGAACTACAGAGGCGTGGCTTGCTTATTATCGGGCCGCGAAACTGTAATTTCAGCCAGGAGATAATTTAATGACTCCTCCTACAGGTACGTTTCAAACGTATCAGGCTATTGGTAATCGTGAAGATTTAATCGACATTATTATCAATATTTCACCCATGGACACTTGGTTTACTTCTAACACGGGTTCAACTCGTGCGATTTCGACCTATCATGAGTGGCAGACTGATGCGCTCGCTACAGCGGCGGCTAATGCTCAGGTCGAAGGCGATAACGCCACTTCGACAGCAGTCACAGCTACGACCCGTATCGGCAATTACACGCAGATCCTTTGGAAAGTGTTTCAGATCTCTGAAACGCAACGTGCTATCGTTGCTGCCGGTCGTAATGATGAAGTGGACTATCAGACCTTGAAGAAATCCAAGGAACTGGCACGAGACATCGAATATGCTTTGTTGCTGAATGCAACAAGCGCCTCCGGTGCTTCGACCACAACCGCTCGGACTCTTAAAGGGGTACTTGGTTGGATTACGACCAATGTCACGACTGTCTCTGCTACCACCGTTGCTCTAACGGAATCCTTGTATAACTCAAACCTCGCTCAGGTTTGGAAACAGGGCGGTTATCCGACGGTTACGCTTGTCGGAGCCTATCAGAAACAGCAGATCAGCGGATTCACCTCTAACGTTCGTCGAATTGAAGCCGAAGAAAAGCGGCTGGTTAATTCGGTGGATGTTTATGAGTCTGACTTCGGCATGATTATGGTGCGCCTGCATCACCTCTTGAACGATAATAATCCCGGTTATGTTGTGAACCTGGGTGTTATGGAACTTTGGGTAAAAGCATGGCTACGTCCCGTCAATCGGATCGAACTGGCGAAAACCGGATCGAGCGATCAGTACAAGATCGAAGCCGAATTGACGCTGGAATCGCGTAATCAGCTGGGTTCTGGAATGATTACGGGTATTTACTACTCGTATAACTAAGCAGTTTCCTCCGGTAGATGCCCCCACGTGTCTACCGGAGGGCCCGAAAGGGTTCGAGGGGATTATGTTAGTCAAGGCGAACTGGAAAAACGATAAGATCGTCGCAACTCATGCACAAGCAATAGGCGATATTGCTTCCTATTGCCATGATTTATCCAAGGATCAGTCAAATGGGTTCACGAAGGATCGATCTATGCGTCGAATCGGATCATTTCCAGCATTAACGCTCATGGAATATGATCGCTGTCATCCAGGATGGTATCTGATTGCTTCGCAATCGACTGATTCTCATGATCGTCAGAAGGCATGGCGTGAATTTTTAGCTTCAGATTATGCAAAACCATTTATGATGGTTGAAAAAATGGTGCATTAGTCATCGACGTTGTTCATTTTGAGTCAAATAAAATCGATGCCAGAGCGGTGGCCGCTTCCACCATTTCTGGCATCGTTTTTTTATGATTAAAATATTCGGTTTCTTGAAATCAGACTCGGGCTGTGATTGGTATCGCATCAAACAGCCCTTAATCCATCTTCGTGCCTCTAAAAAGGCAGAAGTACGCTTCTTTCATAAGGGTGACGACTTCGATTGGTTCGGATCAGATGAAGCCGCTGAACATATGGACCGTGATTTATCTTGGGCAGATATTATTTTCGTTCCAAGGATCAGCGAAGTGCGTTTAATGAAGGTTCTGAATGAATTTAAGAAACTCGGAAAGAAAATCGTGAC